ATGGCACACATCGGTAAACAAGCACTTCTGTATGTTACGACACATTGAGTACTGCTCCCCATTCCAAACTGGGTGTGCTTGGCAAAACTCAATATGTTCCAACACATCCACGGGCTCCTCCACCTTCATTGTGAATCCCTTCGCCAAAAACCAGTCCTTCAACCCATCAGTGAACTTGGACAGATCAGCACGCTCGAGAAAGACAACACAATCATCACCATCATTGATTAGCTTGCCAACCACTCCAATATCCTTGAGATAAGACCAAACAAGGCCGGTCATGATGAGGCAATTACCTAGTGCAGTGTTCATGTCTCCAGACATACGAGAGCCATCAACACTGTACTCGATCTTCTTCCCATCAATGAACGCGCGGCCCGAATTGCTCAACTGCTTCGACAGCAGGAACTTCAACTTCTTATCCCCAGGGTACAAGCTCTTGTAAATCGAGTGCTCCCAAGAGAGAGCATCCAGACTCACATGTTGGTCAAACCTTGATGCATCCAACCCAATGGCCACAGGATCAGAGAAAGAATGAAACTTGGATGCAATCAATTCACCACGCTGGTTGAAATTTAGGCCCTTCGCAATCGTAACCTCGCCCCACACCCTCCCAACAGCCTTGTAGAGCAGATGCTCCACTGGCTTGATGTAACACCCTAACTCCAAACAGTACTCCGGTGAGCGTGGAGAGATCAGACGGGGGGCAGGATCCGCCTTGCTCCACGAGCAAACGATCTCATCCTTGATGAAAACGTTGATCTCCCAATCTTTCCGCGCAAGCTCGCGGTCCATCATGCTTCTCGCCGCTGCCTCGTACCGTTTGCGCTTTGGCCCATTGTATAGCAAAAGGAATTCCTCATGCTCAATGGGCGCAGATTGCTTCGGGCACTTCCGCAGTACAAGATTACGGTATTCCGCAAGGCTGCCACTATAGGCGCCAGCATGTGGTTGGGGGGGTTTGGAAAATGAGCCATCAGCGGTTGGGACACGCATCAGTCTCTCCCCTAGGCCCCTCAAAAGATTCTCAGCAGAATTATTGTGGGTATAACACAAACCCACAGTCGGGACGCCAGTGTCGACAAGCACATGGCGAATTTTCTTGCCACCAGAGGTGTCACAATCAGAGATGCGAACTTCTTGGGGGATAAACCGTGGCACTGTGTCGTACCCCAAGACTCTGACGAGACGCCCCTAGCGGATTCCTTCCAGTGCCTTCCTCTCATTGTAATACTCCATCCTGGCCCTGGCTCTCACAGCCTTCCGTGACTCAGTCAACATCTTCTCCAATGTTGGTTCAAACGCCAACTCAATGGCATCATCCATGTAGTATGAAATCTCTAGCAAATCCATCCCAAGTTCCTTCCACTGGGCACAAAGCCAACGGTGGAGAGCAGCCTTGTTAATGGCGGTGGAAGC